ACCTGGTGATATGCTTATTTATTCTGGTTGTGAACTAGAGCATTGGCGTAAGCCTTTTGAAGGAAAACTTTGCGGACAAGTGTTTCTACACTATAATCATGCAGATGGAAGGTTTGCAAAAGCCAATTTGTATGATAAAAGACCTATGTTGGGTATACCCAAAACTCGTTGATAATCAACGCAATCTAATATAATCTGGAGATCTATGTTACAGAAGGTTAATTTTGCACCTGGAATAAACAAACAAATTACTGCTACCGCTGCTGAAAGTCAGTGGATAGATTGTGATAATGTACGTTTTAGATATCTATTCCCTGAAAAGATAGGTGGTTGGAAACAGTTAGGTGCCGACAATATAACAGGTGCAGCAAGAGCACTACATCAATTCACTAATAGTTTAGGTAGAAAATATTCTATTATAGGATCAAACAGAATTTTATACGCTTATTCAGGTGGAGTGTTTTATGACATACATCCGATTAAATCTACAAACACATTATCAAATGCATTTAGTACAACTAACGGATCAGCGACTGTTACAATAAATTTTTCTGGCGATCATGGTATCCAAGCTGGTGACATTGTATTACTAGATAATTTTAGTGCTATTACAAATTCAGATTACGCAGCAGCAAACTTTGACGACATAAGATTTATGGCTACAACTGTACCCACATCTAACACAATAACAATCACAATGCCTTCTGCTGAAACGGGATCTGGTGCAACTCAATCAGGTGGTATAAGAGTTCAACATTACTATCATGTAGGTCCAGATGTGCAAGCACAAGGATTTGGTTGGTCTCTTGGATCTTGGGGTGGAGAAGAAGTAGGAGCTTTTACTACAGTCTTATCTTCCGACATTGATAGCTCTACAACAAGTATAACATTAAACGATGCATCACAGTTTCCATCTTCAGGCACAAACTTTATACAAGTAGGAACAGAAGAGATATCTTACACAGGTATATCTACAAACACTTTAACAGGTGTAACAAGAGGTGTGAGAAATACAACAGCAGCGTCACACTCTTCAGGAGCTGCAGTTACAAACACATCAAGCTACGTTGCATGGGGTGAAGCAGCATCAGGTGACTTAATTGTTGATCCTGGTATGTGGTCTATTGATAACTTTGGTGACAAAGCTATTTGTTTAATTGTTGATGGTGAAGTATTTGAATGGAACTCAGCAGCAACAGACGCAACATCTTCAAGAGCCACGATTATATCTGGCGCACCAACTGCATCAAGACACATGTTAGTATCTACACCGGATAGACACTTAGTATTCTTTGGTACTGAAACAACGATCGGTACAAAGTCTACACAAGATAATATGTTTGTAAGGTTCTCGTCTCAAGAGGATATTAATACTTATACACCTACAGCAACCAATACAGCTGGTACACAGAGACTGGCCGACGGATCACGGATCATGGGAGCTATTAGAGGTAGAGATTCTATTTATGTTTACACAGACACAGCATTATTCTTAATGCGTTTTGTAGGTCAACCTTTTACATTTGCTTTCATACAAGCAGGAACTAACTGCGGATTAGTAGGTAAAAATGCAGTGGTGGAAGTAGACGGAGCTGCATATTGGTTTTCAGAAAATGGCTTCTTTAGATATGCGGGTGCTCTTGAATCATTAACATGTTTAGTAGAAGACTTTGTATTTGATGATATTAATTTAGACTCCGGTAATCAAATGATATCTGCAGGACTCAATAATTTGTTTGGTGAAATTATGTGGTTTTATCCAACAGCAAACTCTGCTGTTGTAAACAAAATGGTTTGTTACAATTATCAAGATTCATCACCACAAAGACCAATATGGACAGTTGGAACTTTAGCTAGAACAGCATGGCAAGACTCTGCTGTATTTGGTAAACCTCATGCATTAGAATATGATGCTGATGGTGTAGAAGGGTCTAGCTCAGCTACATATGTTCAAGGAAATACAGATGGTATATCAACATACTATCAACACGAAACAGGAACTGATCAAGTTAAAGGCGGGGCAGTGACAGCTATTACAGCTAATATATTGTCAGGTGATTTTGATATTACACAAAGAGTAGCAAGAGGATCTACGACAGCTACACCAGATCTTAGAGGAGATGGTGAATATATAATGAAGATTAGAAGATTTGTACCTGACTTTATATCACAAACAGGAGATACTAGAGTTACATTAAACCTTAGAGATTTTTCAAATGATGCAGCAGCAAGCTCATCACTTGGTCCCTTTACAATAACATCATCAACTAGTAAGGTGGACACTAGAGCGAGAGCAAGAGCTATAGCTTTAAAAATAGAAAACACAGGAACTAGTCAAGATTGGAAACTTGGCACGTTTCGATTAGATATACAACCGGATGGTAGAAGATAATGAGTCTTGAAAAACAAATTATAGGCAGTGGTATACAATTTGCAGCTAATAAATTATTAAATAGAGGTAAATTTCAAAAAGTAAATCCAATCGATAAATACATTTCAGGCGGTGGAATTACCGGTGGAGGCACAGGAAAAACTACTAAAGGACCAACAACTATTGGAGGTATAGCCAAACAAGGAATAATGAGTTTAATAGCTCGAAGTATTCTTGGACCTATACTTGGACCATTAGCTTTAACTATAGGTACAAGTATTTTTAATAAAAATCCAAACATAACTAAAGGATTAGGTATTATGCCTTTCGGTGGCCCTTTTAATTTTGGTGGACCACCTGCCCCAACCGTTAAAGAAACAGCAGGTAAATATGGAATCACAGATATAGAAAATATAAAAGACATTGAACTACCACCAGACGCAGGAGCCCCTGCTGGCGATCCAAGCCTAACATATGATTATGGTATAACACAGGGTATAGATTCTAGTGATAGCGGAGCAGTAGCTGATGCAATTGATAATTCTACACCAGAGGATTTTGGACAATCAGAAGGTATGGTAGATGGTTGGGAAGATTAAATGGCAAAGATAGTACAAGTATTAACAAGACCAAGTGAAGAGTATAAGCAATCTGTAGCTGACGCACAGGTTAGAGATCTCGATGGTATTTTACAAAAATTAAACACAACGTATCAACAAGACTTAAAAGACGAGGTAGAAGCATTTAACTTCTTTATTAATTAATGGCTAATAGTTTTATAAACGCAAAAGTAGATTTAACAACGACAGACTTAACAACTGTTTATACAGTGCCTTCATTTAAAACATCTGTAATTAAGTCTATTATAGTATCTGAAGATGCGGGATCAGGGGCCAATATAACAGTGACTTTAGTAGACGCATCGGCTAATATATTCAGCTTATTTAAGACAAAAGCTATAGCTTCAAATGCTACAACACAGCTTCTAACACAGCCCTTGGTTATGGAAGCAGGTGAGGCCTTAAAAGTACAGGCCAGTGATGCAAATGAGCTACATGTAATAGCTTCAATACTAGAAATAGAACCAAGAGAGGTAACAACATAATGCAAACAATAAAGCCAGAAAAGATAATAACGACAATATCTAACTTGAAAACAGGTGAAAAATACAATACAGATGAGGAATGGAAAGCAAAAGGCGTGCCAGAAGCTGACATCAGAAGAGATGTTAAAGTAATCATGCCTTCGCTTGATTTGTTCCCAAAAACCAAGTAAAGTGGTAAACTATGGCAATATCTAGATTTCAAATGAACAGACAGTTAAGAGCAAACGGAGGAATAATGAGCCCAGATGTTGGGGTATCTAGACAAGGATACTTCCTTGGTAAATTAGTTAAAAAATTTAAAGACGATATTATACCTAACGAACTTAAAAGTCCTGCAGGGGCGGCAGCTGCTGCTGCATTAGGCTCTTACGGTTTAGGTAGAATGGGGACAGGTGGAGCTGATAGAAATATATTTGAAAATATTATAAAAGGTGGATCTACAGCGTTAGGTAAAATAGGTTCTGGAATAGGAACCGTAACCGACGCAATTACAAAAGATAGATTTCCCACTCCTGGTTCTAAAACTAAAACGTCCATAGGTGATAGATTACTAAGTGGTATATTTGGCCCAGCAGGATTAGCCATCGGTTCAGGATTATTAGCAGGTGCATTTACAAAAGATAAAGAAGACCCAATTTACACAGGTCAAGACGTAGGATTAAATTTACAAGACATAGCTAAACTTGCAAACATATCAGATCCAAAAACAGCTTCAGCTATTGGTTTA